GTTAGGCATTGTACGACGAACGAGAGAGATAAGGATAGGATCGAACGTGTCGATGTTACCCGCACCAGCCGTTGAAGACGAAGTACCCATGTTGTTTGTTGGGAATTCTTCAGTCAAGAGACCGAATTCTTCCTTAATACGCTTGGCTTCAGAAAACACGCCTGTCTTGTCAGCGTTTTCGAGCAACTGAGCAACGGCAGATTCGCGAGTGGAATCAAGCTTCTGAGTGAACTTCTCATTATTGATGACCGGATTCCACTTTTCGATCAGCATTTCTCTTGGGCTCTTGTTAGACATATTTTTTGACTCCTTGTTATTCTTGTTTTTATTTATAATTTCTTAGATTTTGAGGTTCTTAAGTGCGTTAGCCATAGCAGATACCTTGGCGTCTGAGGACTTCAGGGCCTTGTTATCTTCGGGCTTCTCAATACCTTCTTCGATGATATTTGAGTCATGGCTGGTATCCTTGAGGAAACCTTCCTTAAGGGCCGTAACCTTGACCTTAAACTTGTCATCATCTTCGAAGTCCACTGACTCGGCAAGCTTCTTGAGCTTATCCTTCTGAACAATGGTAAGACCCTCGGACATTGAAGCAAGAGCCAGACTCTTCTTCATTTCCTTAACAGTCTTCTGAGTTTCGATTTCCTCGGTGAGCTTGGCGTTGAGCTTGTTATTAAGCTCTTCGTTTTCTGCAACGAGCTTCTCGATTACGTTGACCTTCTCTTCCGGAACGTCGATATAGTGTTCCGTGAACAATTCCTGAAGCTTGTCAAGGAATTCTGAGGTTAGTTCGGAGCGAAGGGCTGATTCGATAGCAACTTCATTTTCCTTGAGCCATTCCTCGGCTGCATGGTTAAGGAAGGTATCGATTGATTCGATAAGAGAAGTCGTAATGCTCTCTGTGTTTTCCTGAAGGCTGGCGTCATACTTTTCCTGAAGCTTGACAACTTCCTCGGCCACACGAGCAAGCACGGCTGACTCGAATAGAGCAGTCATCTTGGTCTTGGCGTCGTCAGTCAAAGAGGCTTCGGCAAAGATTGCGTCCTGTTCGGCCTTCTGAAGTGTCGGGATCACGCTTTCCATTGCAGCGGAAGCGCCTGACGGCTTCATGGCTACGGAAGCCTGATTCTTTGCGGCAACAGCACCTAGACCGGCACGATCACCTTCTCCGCCAATCATGGCCTGCTGGTCATTGAACATCTTGACAAGTGATTCGGTATCAATATCGGCAAGACCGCCAATAACCGCACGAATCATGTCGAGTCGTGTCTTCGGGTTGCCATCGGCTTCACCCTTGGCTGTGGCGTCTGGTGAGGAATGTGTTGAAATACTATCCTGGGCCGGTGTGCCTTCCTCTAGCTCGACTTCCTCTAGCTCGAATTCGTCATTCTCAAGAAGAGCATTGAATTCTTCTGAGGTAAATTCTTCCTTGATTTCGTTATCCCACTCAACAATGAAGTTCTCTTCGTCAATAACCTTGACAAGACCCGACGTATCATTGGCCTTATTGGTAATCATTAGAACGGTGTTTTGCTTAGCCATTATTTTCTCCTGAATTCTTATAAGTTTATTTATCGAAACAAAATCTTTAAGCCTGATTTTTCAGGCTGTTGATGAAATCCTCGAAAATACGGACCTTCTTCTCTTCGATTTCGCGGATTGACATCTTCTGAAGTTCCTTCTTCACGGACTCGGACTTCTCGGCAAGCCATGAATTCGTACCCTCATCGAAGAAGTACTCAACGCCTTCTAGGATACCCTGGACCAGAGCCCCATGAGCCGAAGGGTCCGAGACGATATCGCCAGCGGTCAGGAGCTTATAACCCTTCTGAACCTCTAGAATACCCTCTTCCAACTGCTTGAGATTACCCATGCCACGAGAAGAAACACCTAGCGTACCACCAGATTCAAGGAGACCCTTGACAGTGTTACCCATTGGCGTATTGGTCACGATAGCCTTACCGTACCAGTTCGTTCCTTCTTTCCACATTTCCACAAGGCGATGAGACGCCTTCTGAAGGGAAACGACCGGACCTTCCGGATGGTCGAGTTCACCCCAGGCGGAACCACCCTTGACCTTTTCTTTGATATAATCCTGGACACCCGGATCATGCCATTCAGAACGGTAGATACGACGATTGCGATTAGCCGCATCGAATTCCAGGAAGAGACCCTTGATGTAATGCTTCTTCTCCTGGCCTTCGCCTTCGGTAAGCATTTCCACAGGGTGGTGGTCGATGATTTCAGTAATGAGTTTCATTGAAGGTCCTTAGTTACTTTCGTATGCAATTGAAACACCCAGAAGATTAGCACTGCTAGCTGTCATTGTGGTATTAGCTGCCTTCTTAACAATAATCTCATTAAGAGGTAGAATAGAAATATTTGAAACAGGCGAGGTATTTACAGTAATAACAGCCACAGCAGTTGTAGAAATATTAATAACTCTTACAATATTCCATCCGGAAACCATAGTAGAGTTGGCTGATGAGAAAGTATTGGCACTTGTAAATATTTGTTCCTGACCAAGAACTTTAGTGACTGATGCTGATGACATTATTTAACCTCTTCCTGTGAATCCATATATTCTTTGACTCGGGAAATAACAGCCTCGGCTACCTTACCCTTTTTCTTCTTCTTCAGTCTCTCGACTTCGTGTTCAAGATGATGAAGTTCCTTCTCGGCCTTCTCTACATCTTTACCTTTTTCTTCCTTGGTCTCATTGACTTTCTTTCCTCTCTTCTTATCAAGGAATGCCTTGAACTTGTCCTTGGAATCCTTGGGCTCGGCAGGCTTCATTTTACCGGATGAGTTAGCGAATCGCTTCTGAGCATCCTTGGATACATCTTCATTGATGGTCTCTTCTTTGGTGCAGAGAGACTTATGACCCGTATAGGTCTTAGGGTAGTACTTATCCAGGGCCGGGTCTTTTGGGCGTTCGATAGTCACGCGGTCGTGTTCATCAATGCCAGTGACCTTGCCACGAAAGCCTGCACCACCTTTGACGCGAAGTCCCAGATGGACGTTATCGCCAATAGCGAACTTTTCCTTCTTGGCCTCGGTGAGTTCGTCTGTGGCTTCTACTGACTCTTTACGCCATCCCTTTAGAACAGCATGAATCATCTTGGCTTCCTTACCCTTGATTCTTGGGTCTTTCTTAATTTCTTTATCTACAGCAGCCCTGCTATATCCATCATTTGGACCTAGAGGGGATTTTCCTGTATACTTATCGATAGAAGGAACGTTTCTGATTGGCTTTTCCTTGGGCCATGCTTCGTCAAGCTCGTCTTCCTTGACTACGGCCAGCTTCTCGCGAGCGTGCTTTGTAGCGGCTCTACGAATGTGGTTGAGCATCGCCTCCTTATTAGTCTTGGCGTTCAACTCGGTGCCGACGTAGCGTCCGTCCTTATCTAGCAGGTGGCGGACTTTTTTTTTCTTGTGTGCATTGATAACACGGTCCGCCAGCGACACGTTCTCATCGAACTTCTTGATCGAAGCAAACTGGTCGTTACCGAAACGATTTACCTTGCGAGGAAACGTCTTGACCTTCTTACCAGCCCCGAAGATACCATTGTCCGGAACCAGAAACTTGTCATTGACAGAATCAATCTTATGCTTATCGACAAAGTGTTGCTCACCAGGAGCTTTCGGAGCCAAAGAAGTTAGTTGGCGCTCTACCTTGTCCTCTAGTAGCTCTGAAAATCTTTTCATTAGTCGTCTGATCCTGTTCTGTCGTCTTTATGAATCGAAGCATGGATAGCATTGCTACGCGGCTTCTCTTTCTTCTTGGAGTCTTTCTTGTACTCGGCAGCATCTTCGGCTTCGTCGGCAACCTTATTCTTCTTGCGACGAGCATGGACATTGCGCTTCTCTTCGATCTGCTCGTCATTCAGGAAGACAACCTCGGCGAGAGCCTGCTTCTTTTCGTTGACGATATCAGCGACCTTCTGCTTGATAAGAGCATCGAATTCTGACTGTACGTCGAGGGGCTTCTTATCGAGAATGGCCTCGAATAGCTTCTTGTAAGGTGTCTCTTCGGTCTTTACGGCTTCGAAGGCTTCGAAGATCATGTTGCCATTGTCATCCAGGACGGCTTCCTTAATCTGATCGTAGTGCATGGCTTCCCAATGGGCCGCAGCAGCCTTACGATCAGAGGGTGTGAATACTTTATGCCAAGGCGAATCCTTAGGACCAAACTGGTCTACATAGCTCTTGGCTGTACGGTCCGCATGATAGCCCCAGAGCTTACGAGCCAAATCGCGCTTATAAACACCCTTGGCGTTCTTCTTAGAAAGGTTGTTCATAATAGGCTGTTTAGAACTACGCTCTAGATGCTCTGAGTTATCCCCATGAAGGATAAGGTCTCGCACGTTGTTAGGAAGTTCGTTCCATGATTCGTTGATAGTTGGCATTTTTATATTTCTCCTAGTAATTCTTCGATTATTTATTGTTTTGAGTTGTTACTTGTTTTTCGACAATACAGCAGCAGCCGAACGCAGTTTTGATTCATCTTCTGGTGACTTACGCTTGATTCCCGAAAGAGCCTGGACAACACTGCTTGCACGCTCTAGCTTGGCAGTCTTATCCTCTTCTGGTGGTTTGGATGAGGCATGAGGCTGTTGTCCGCCACCGTCACCAGAGCCTTGACTACCGCCACCGCCTCCATCTTGTCCTGGTGCAACGTCAGGTGGTGCATAGAGAGGGTCTTGCATTTCTTCGATGATTTCATTAGTCAACTGAATAATGTCCTCATCGGTCTGCTTGAAGATATTACGACGAACCCACTTATGAGAGAAATATTGACCGATAAGCATGGCCTGCTGCATCGCCATATAGGTGTTGACACGGCTGGCAAGGACTTGTTGGTCCGCTAGTTCGGCAGTATGATTATCAGTAGCGAATTCATAATCGATGAGCTTTTCAATGATTTTGAATTCTTCAATAGAAAGGATTCCCTTGAGGACGCAATGTCTCTCTAGGCACTTTGTGAAGAGCAAGCTGAACTGCTGACGAAGACGGGTGATGAACTTGTCGAACTTTAGCTCGGCTCGACTGATTTCCATGCTATTGCCGCTGAAAGGCGTATCAGGCTGAAGACGGTCAACCGGGACGTTCAGAGAGTTGTAAAGGAGCTTCTGGAAGTAAACAATATCCTCGATCTGACCAAGAGTCTGACCACCCTGAAGCATGGTCACGTCGGCCCCGCGTCCATCGGCCCAACGAGGCATCCAGAAGTCCTCGGTCATAGGCATGAACTTGCGGTCGTCACGAATCGTTCCGGATTCGGCGTCATAGATGAGACGATTCTTCTGAAGTCTCATGACTTCCTGTAGGTATTGCTGAGCCTTGGCCGGTGGCATCGTACCTACGTCAATCTTCCAGACGCGGCGTTCTGGCGCACGAGACAAACGATAGATGATAAGAGCGTCCTCTAGGGTACGCAACTCATTAAGAATCTTGATGGCCTTATGAAGGTAGCCGATACCCATCGTTCCATTAACGTCGGTCAGACCTGACGGGACGTGAATAATGCTATCCTTGGAGACGCGGATACCACCGCTCGACGGGTTGTTCTGAGACGGACCCTTACCGACCGGGGTGAATCCCTTTTCATTATACAGATAATATTCGTTCTTTGTGACCTGGACTTCGGCTGTTTGATTCGCGACCGCCCCAGGAAGACGCTGATTAGCCACTTCCTTAATCTCACGGAGCTTACGGGGGTCAACGTAGCGAAATTCCTTGATACCCTCTTCAGGACGCTTAGGATCGATTACAGCATGGTAATAGAGGCGACCATCGACATACCAACGCTTGAAGATATCATAGGCCATGGCCTCAAAGTCGAGAAGGTTGATAATCTCATCGAACTGTTGCTTGATAATGATCTTGGCGTTCTCTTCCAAGGGAACCTCATCCAGGTCAATCTTGACCACGAAGTCCTTGTCGGTAGAGATAGCCTCGTTGACGATTTCGGAGACGGCGTTATCAACCTCTGGCGCACCCACCATCTCACGATACTTATTAATGAATTCGGCTTCGGTCTTAATGTTACCGTTGAGGTCAACATACGAGCCGGTCGAAAAGGGTGAGGCATAGATAATCGCGGCAGTTGATTCGGCTTCTCTATCGACAAAGGAAATGCTATCGTTTGCTACCTTGTCCTGAGTCAGATAATCAGGTTCTACACGCTTGAATTCAAAACCAAAAATCTTCAAATGAATGTCCTTAAAGTCAGGTGTTTTGTATATTTATAAAAAAAGGGGCCGAAGCCCCTTAAGTTTGCTGATAACCTTATTGTTTTTATTAGACTAGGCTATCATATCCCTGTCCGGAGACGAGGGGATTCTGGAAACCAGTTGTCGGAAGCATGTCATCGAAAGGAATGACAACATCGAATTCTGAAATCTGATTCTGTGCGGCCCAATTCAACTGAATAGGACCAAGCTGAGCAGGCCATGCACCGATAAGGTCATAGGATGCAATCGGGTTATTATCGAGTCCGTAGTGAACGATGTTCATTGTTGACTTATAACCCTGGAAGTCGTTTCCACCCTGTGAGGCACCGGTAAGCATGATGTTCTGTTCGAGAGCATTGATACCGTTGTTCCAGGCTTCGAAGCCGACGCGAGTCGTATAATCCTGGTCGAGCATGACCGTGATCTGCCAGTCATTCCAGATACGATCACCACTGAGCTTGATGATACGACCGAAATAAGGGGCCTGAACCGTTCCAACCTGAAAGGACGGAATAGAAGAGGCACGACATGTGAACATCAACTTCTGTTCGAAGTTGGTAGAAGCACCCTGGACCGAAGCCGGAAGCGTCGTCTGCACAGTAAATCGTGCAGTACGAGCGCCGTTGTATTGTAGACCACGAGTCAGGATGTCATTAATATTAGCTGCCATTTAAGTCTTTCTCCTTAGGTAAGCTGGACTGTTGAGAATGCAACACCATCCGGAACTGCATAGTAAGTGATATTAATGAAATTGATACTACGCGCAGGCTTGACGAGAATTGCGCATAGGAACTGATTTGCATCAACAACCTGTGCAGTATTTAGAACAGCATCACAGATAACTTGGAAGTCGGTGATACCTCTTGCGGACTGAACAGCCTTAAGGAATGGGTTGACCATATTCTTGAAGGCATTCTGAGTGAACACGTCATTCAATTCGAACAGAGTATAACGAGCAGCAACAGCAATCGACTGTTCGATGAACAAGAACATTCTACGAACGTTGATGCGGTCGAAGGCGCTAGGCTGAAGCGTGAAGGTGCGATCACCATAGAGGAACGTTCCCTGACCAGGGAAGGTCACGACCGGGTTGATTGCGTTCGGATAGATGAAGTCACGATCTGACTGAGAAGGATTCCAAGCGAGCTTGGTCACGTTCTTAATCTGACCACGATTCAAACCAGCCGGTGAGAACCAAGGATAGGCCACGGTGTCGGTATAGACGCAGAGACCGGCAATGTCGCCATTGAGAGGAATCCAACGATATAGACCGCTGTACTGGTCGTACTGATACTTGTAGCCAGAGTCCATAACCGCACGATCAGAAGAGCCAACGAGACCGGCCCAATTGACAAGATCGGTAGGAATGTCGTTTCCGAGTGTGTTATTGACCACGACTGACTTGTCAGGTGAGAAGAGAAGGATACAATCCTGACGCTTCTGAACCACGTTATTGATCAACCAGCTTGACATACCGAAGTTGTTGTATGTGGTGTTTGTCAGACCAGCCGTACCGGTTGAACCGATAGCCTTACCTGCAATCACGAGGTTGATCTTGATGGCGTCCTTATCCTGGAAATAGGTCCAGCCGTTGATAAGAGTTGACATCGGTGCAACAGCTTCCGAGTCACCATCGTTACCGAAGGTCAATGATGAGTTGAAAGGTGCAGACTGAACGGTTGAAGAAGCCAGATTATTTGCGGTGTTGCTAACATAACCAGCCTGATCATTCAGCACCCAAACCCACTGAGAGTTCTGGTTGATGACTGTCTGATAGAAGTTAGTAGTGCCGTCAGGGTTCTGAGCATCGGTAGCACGAGATAGGTTCTTGAAGACTTCAAGAACCGTATTAGGCGTACCGGTGATGATACCATCTTCGTCAACCACAACCATCTGAACAAGGTCCTTACCAGTAGGTACGGCCGAGTTAGCCTGATAGGCAGAAGTCCATCCGGCAGTGTTAGCAGGAGGCGCAATCTTCCAGTATTCCCAATAACGTTCGACGCTGTTTGCAGAGAGGTTTGCACTACCAGCATATGGCGTATTGAATGTAACCTGAAGAAGGGTGGCAGTCGTATTCGTTACGGCGTTTGCAATCTTCGTGGCCTGTAGGAACTGATAGCTGTTCAGGCGGTTGTTCGTTGGAACGCGGAAATAGTCACCGTTGGCAAATGAGGCAACGAGGGTGTTGGCAAACAAGTTACCAGCAGCGATGTTTGATCCACCAACAGCCGTGAAAACAATGTTACCAACCTTAGAACCCGGAGCAACGGTGATAAGACCGGTATATGAGTTACCAGATGAGGCACCTGAAGTGATCGTTCCAACAAGAGAAACAACATCATGATACTGATTAGGATCAACGCAGAGACCAACACGAAGCGAATTACCTAGTGATCCAGGATACTTAGCAGCGAATGCACCGGCATTGACCGGGACAGAGTTTGCTTCCTGCATATTCTGGAATGAAACGACGTTATAGGTTGCAGCGGTGACAGTTGCCACGTCGGTCCAGCTAGCGGTTGAGTTGGAAACAGCCGTAACAGCGCAGTTTGGAGCCGTATTAACCGTTGAGTTGACCACAATACCGGTCATGGCAGTACGAACGACAAGTAGATTGTCGCCATAGTCAAGGAAGTTCTTAGCCGAGAACCACGTTTCGGCGTTTAAGTTGGAAGGCTTGAAGAAGAGATTGACAAGCTGCGTCTCGGAACCAACGAGTGTAGGAGTAAACAACTGACCCCAACGGAAGATACCAGCGATAGCGCCAACAGTGGTTGCGACAGCCGGAACGTTGGTCGAAATGTTGACTTCATTTTGATATACACCCGGTGATGCAGGGTTAAATGGCATGATATCTCCTTATTGTTCTTATACTTTGTTTAATTTTATTTATCAATATATCCTTTTTGACTTGGAAAGCCTGAAGGATCGAGACATACCCTATTTATTGAATCAAAAATTAGGAACGATAAGGATTTCGTCACCTGGATTAAGATACGGGTGGAAGGGTTGGTTAAGATTATAAGAAGTCGGGAAGAACTCGTACTCGACCTTCTGAGGAATAGGATCAGTATACCAAGGCATGATAGCCTTAATCTGATCGGATGTTCGCTCTCTCAGTTGGTTTATTGTGCTGATTTCGGTCAGGTCTTTAAAGAACTGCTGATTCGTAAACCAGGAAAAGAGGACCAGTCCCATGGCGATATCGTCGTGCTTATTGGGCTCGGCCTGATAGGTCTTCTTTACTTTAATGAAAGTAATAAGCTCCATGACCGTATTCTCGTCATGAATCTCGATTTGATCTTGCTCGATCATGAGCTTGAGCAGAAGACAACCAGATAGCTTGACACCGGGAGTCGTGCGGATACCCTTGTCGGCCTTCGTTCCGGAGAAGAGGATGTTCTTTCCATTTCGACCCATGGTTTCTGTGCAAAGAACACTTTCATTTTCCAGATCATTGATGAGGATATCACTGACCTGTTCGCCGATATCGTTAATCTCGACCATGATCAGAGCGTCGTTATATGCCTTACTGACTCGGTGAATAACCTCGGCATAGTCTCGGGGTGTTACCTCGTTGTTTCGATAAACACAAACCTGCTTATAAGGCATTTTGGTAATATCGAAAACAGAGAATGCAGAGTAGTCCAATCCCTTACCTCGGGACACGTCCGCCAGGACGACATACTTATGAGCCGGGTGAGTGATTTCTTTATTACCCTTCCACTCCTTTATTTCTTTGATAGGGTACTTGTAGAGTGAGAGGCTATCCTCTCTTAGAATAGGTTCTTCGATATTGTTCTTGAGGCGATTGAGAGCCCAACCTGCAATGAGGGTTCCGGACGATCCGACAAACTCGCAACCGAATTCAGTATTGAACTTCTCGACGTTGTTATTCATACCCTTGAGGGTGTCTTCCTTCCAGGCTTCGTCTCGACCAGGAACACGATCCCAGGGAACATAGATCGGGTGGAAGCCGTTCTTCTTCTTGAGCGCCCCTTGCCAGAAGTCATAGAAATGATTCAGACCATTAGGCGTGCTGGTGATGATGAGCTTGGTCAGCTTACCGGCCGAGATAATAGGATAGACGGCCGAATAGAATTCTTCAAAATTCTCAATGAAGGCCATCTCGTCCAGAACCACAACATGAGCCGTGAAACCACGAGCCGAGTTCTTGGAGGTAGAGGTAGCAATAATACGGGAATCATTCTCTAGGGTAAAGGAACCCTTATTGAAGTCCTTGACGCCTAGCTGAAGCCATGCCGGAAGGTTCTGATATGAAATTTGTAGTTTAGACAGAATTTCTCGGGATGTTTCACCCTTGTTCGCCAGAATAGCCACGGTCTTATAGTCATTAAAGATAATGTACCATGTCAAGAAGATACGAAAGGTCTCGGACTTACCACTTTGACGGGACTGATTTGAAATGGTTCGACGGTTATTCACCATCGATCTTAACATTTCCTTCTGGTAATCTCGTAGCTGAATTAGCTCAAGACCATTTTCGGTAACGATCTTAAAGTAGTGTTCGGCGAAGTAGATAACATCGTTCTTACATCTACGTAGTTCTTCGGCTAGTTCTGGTGTCCAGTCGAAGGATGCTCCCGGCTTCTTAAGTGAGGCATTACCACGATACGATAGTTTATTGGTTGGCGGCATTTTACTCTAATATGTTCATTTCGTTCGAATATTTATTAATACTCGGAATTTCGCAACTTTTGCTTGTATGTGAAGTCAAATGGTTTGAATTCCTCTGGCCCGAAAAGGAGGGGTCCGGTATAGGGTTTGATGGATGAGAGAGGACGCTTCGGCGAACGGTAGGAAACCGTAACATGTGGAATGAAATCAGAGTGTTCCATGGTTATGCCGTTGGTGCGGAGATAGGTCCAGCGTTGCCATAATTCGAATGAGTAGAATCTCAGGACATAGGCGTCGTCTAGCTGGCGAATATCACGATCACGAGTGTCGATGAGGTTGACGCGATCCGTCTGAGGTTTGAATCTCGACCAGTCTACCTCGTGTTTGGACAGAGCAATCGTGACGTGCATTTCATTGCTTGTGGTGACGAATCCCTCACTGATGGCCCAGGCATGAATCTCACCCGCGTTGAGAAGGTCACGCTTGATATAGAGCTTCGAATAGGGTCCGGCTATTTCTCTCAAATAATTCATACAACTTCCATGTGATGGAGGTAATTGTTCTGGGTATATGGTAAGTGTCCACCCGAACCAGGAATGCCAGGGTCCTCTTGGACCTTATGCTCGGTTCTCAGGTGTCGAAGGTTTGTCCCGGCCGGAAGAATGAATTCGGCCTCGTGACGGTGTGCGCTGAACTTGACATCGGCCCCGGCATAGATACCAGCATGACCCTTGGGAATATGAATCTTCATTAGGTGATTATGATAGACTCTCTTGCTATCGTCTCTTGTTTCTGAAAAGGTATTAAATCCGTTCGAGAACTTCTTGTCCAGGCTGGTGGAGAGGAAGGCCGGGTGGTGGACAGTATGATTCTTGTCCATCACGTCACGAGGATCATACTTGGTCGATGAGTAGACAGTCAGCTTAGAAGGTGTTCCTTGCATACTGAGAGCATCCGGAAGATGCTTCAAAACATGTTGTTCGTCTGGCGTAATACCCTTCTTGTGGCTTCTGAAGAATGAATCATCGAAATTCCACTTTTTACCGGCATTCTCGGGTTGGTCGCGATGCTTATTCCATAGGTGTTGATTCACACCCGAAGAGCCGGTATAGCTTCTTACGGCCATGACATGATCGGCGCTATAGTTCCTCGGATGATAGTGGTCACGAAGCTCGGGGTGAAGTTTGGCGAGGGCCTTCTGACCTTCCAGAATTACGGAGAGTTTCTTCATCCATCAATGTCTTTCAGGGGTTTGATACCGTTGAGTTTGGCTACACCATTGGCTCGACCGATAATGTCTCGCTTACGAGCGATCATCTTATCAACCAGATTCGTCTTGGCATTGAAGTCCCCAGGACCATGCTCATGAACGAGCTTGTGAATATCGGCGTTTCTGAAGTTGGCGACGGCCTTGGAACTATCAACAGTATCCTTTGGCGTCATCTTGTTGAAGACGTGTGCGGCTGTGCGGTTCATACTCGGGTTGCGGAGCGTATCCCATTCGGAAACAGAATGACCAAAGGCCCCACCCTTGGGACTACCCATTGCACGGTAGTTTAGAGCCCCGCCAGCATCGACTGTGGTCATGCCACGGTGAGTGTGAGCCTGATTGGTGTTATCCGGTCCTGTGGCGTCCCAATTGGATATAAAGGCATGTGCCGCAAAGTGTTTGGCGACTTCCTTGCGATGACCCTCATCATGTGGATTGAAGTCCTCTAGATGAGTCATCGGTGAGGCGACGCCTAGACCCTTGGCATGACGTACCAACTGAGGTTCGAGAGTCGGGACACCCATATGTTCGTACATACGGTTCGCCAGAATTTCGTTGTGTGCATGATCGTCTGTGTGGCTATGTTTGACATACCAGTGATTTCCTCCTTCATCTTCATGGACGCCACCGGGATTGCTTCCCATGGCGTGGCCCACCTTCTTCCACTTGCGGGTGTCCAAGGCTTCACGTTCATTCTGACCGACGATTTCTTGGAGCAGGCGCATAGGAATTCCTTTTAGTATATTTATTTTTATTCGTCGTTCGTATGCGGCATGTAGGCTTTGAGCTTGTCCTGTGCGAACTTGCGGTCTCGGCTACGGTTCAGGAACTTATGCAAATGATCCGGATGGACCAGAGAGACACCTTCGGACTCCCAACCATGATAGAGA